GCCGCAAATTCCTTTTCCTCAAGCTCACGCTTGCGCTCAGCTTCTGCAGCCTTCTGAGCATTCTCAGTCTTCCAACGGTGACTTGACTCGGCAGTCTCGGCTTCCCAACGGCGCTTATCCTCTGCCGTTTCCGCCTCCCAACGGCGCTTATCCTCTGCGGCGTCATCACGGTCTGCCTCGTATTCACGGTCTGCATTGTACTGCTCACGCAAAGCACGGTTCATTGAGTCCTCAAGTGCCGCCTCCTCATCAAGACGTGCAGCTATAAGACGGCTCTTCTCCTTACTTCGTGAGAGAGCGTTTTCCGTCCGTGCTCTTTCAGCCTCGGCATCAAGAGCCGCAAACGCCTGATTTTTCGACAAATTCGAGCGTATCTCGGTATTTACCGACTCACCCGAGCGTTCAAGTCCGCGGTCAAGCAGATTTTTCTGTGCATTCGCAAGACTTGTCTTGTAGCTTGCCGAGGCGGAATTCTTGGAATTTATATTGTTTTGGTTTATCTCACGTCCACGTGCGAGATATTCCTCGTCGAGTGCTCCTATAAGAGCGTCATACTTCTTCTGAAGTCGGGAAAGTGCTGAGGTGTATCCCTTCGTTATTTGCTTGGCATAGCCCTTAACGTCAGACATTTTTTCACCTCCCCGCTTCAAGTATGCCGAGAAACAGCTTATCAAAAAACAGCTCTCCCCAGTTCCATTTGAGCATATATTCAATAGTGTTGTCACCGAGTCTGAAATACTTCTGTACAAGCTTTTGTCTGAATTGCGGTGCTCTAAAATGTATAACCTTTGTTGTATCGGTTACCTTGGTGCTGTTTTCGATAAAAAAACTCTTGTAGCCTCTCGTATCAACGTGGATTGCCTCACCGTTTATAATACCTATACCGTCAAAGCCGATTTCCTCGGCAAGAGCGGCAAGCTCCTGTGAGGTATAGCCTCTCACCCTTATGTCAGCCGCCTTACCCTTAGTATGCTGACCGACACCGCCCGTCAGGATTTTATCGTATTCCTCGGTACGGTAGCCGTCGGTAATAATAACGGGTGTACGTCTTACGCAGAGTGAGAGCTGTTCAAGCTTATCGACAAGCTCGTCGTCGATTAAAATTTTGTCGCCGTCAAGCGTCTCGCCTCGACGTGCCCTGAATTCTCCCACCTTAAAATTCGGAGTAAGCAGGTCGTTTTTGTTTTTAGAAAATGAATATTCTCTTACCATTTAATCACTCCATCCATTCAATTAGTATTGCTCCGTCACCGCCTGCGCTTCCTGAATAGGTATAATACGTTCCCTCCAGTCTCGAAGCGCCATAGCCTCCTGCACCTGCTCCTGCGGTGACGGTCCTTGAAGCAGTCGCCGATGAAAGACAGGATGCTGCTCCCATCTCGTAGTAATTAATGCCTGATGCGTATTTCGTCATAGCGGGAAAGCCGCCGTAAACGTTTATTTTGCCTCCACGGGCAACAGGTATTCTGTTGGTATTAAGATTTATGCTGCCTCCCTCGGCGAAAAGCAATTCCGTATCCCCGAGATAAAATCCGCTTGCCTCTCCGTTTTCAGCATCCGCAACGTATCGGCTTTCGGAATTAAGGGTAACAGGATTACCGCCGCGTCCTACACGGAGTGTATAATCCGTTCCGCTCTCAAGACGAAGCCAGCCGATTGCCGCAGCCCCCGACCCGCCTCCGCAAGCCGACCTGTGAGTTCCCGTAGTACCGCCTCCGCTTCCCGCTCCCTGTACGGTGATTTTATAAATTCCCGTACGTGTGGGAGAAAAGACGTATTCACCCGCTTCAAAATAACACTCGCATCTGAGTGACCCCTCACTCAGAAATGCGGCAACCGACGGTATGAACTTCTCGGGAACAAGGGTGCCTGTGGGAATTGAAGCGTTGGAAATATCCTGTATCTGTCCTGCAAGATTTTTAAGCTTATCCTGTACAGTCACACCCTCCACCGTTTCAATATTCCCGCTTCCTATTTTGTTCGCACCGTCGGTTTCCAGTTCTGAAATCAGAACCGAGTTGATATATTCCTTTATATCCTCTCCTGCTCTGTCGAAGGTTTCCTTAAGTGCCTTCGGGGTATATCCATCCTCAAGCGTCGGTGTATCGGGAAGACCTGACACGTGGGCGAGGTCTTTTTCAAGCCTTGTAAAATTCATAAATTACCTCCTTTTTCTATGCCCCGCCGAAGCGGGGCACAGATAAAACTTACGCAACTGTAAGGTTCAAGAATACCATTTCCTTGGGGTATACGATTTTTGCACCGTAGAGGTGAAGACCCTTAACAGCTGTACCGTGGCGCTGCTCGGGCTCGTAGGGCTTGATAGAATTAATCTGCTCTGCGAACGCAATAGCACGCTCGGTTCTCGCCACGCACTTATAAACGCCGTTTTCGTCAGCGGTAATGTTGTTTGTGACGTAGATGTCAAAGCCCATAAGACGTCCGATATAACCGTTTGCAAAGTCACGGCTGTTATCGGTGTCACGGAGCACCTTGGCAAGCACGAGCACCTGCTCAACCGCAGGGGGTACCTCAAGGGAAATTCTGGTTGAATTGGAGACGTTATGCTCCATAAGAATACGGCGGGCGTCCGAGAGAGTCTTGAGAATATTCTCGGTGTCTACCGCAAGGTTTTCAACCGTCTCAACCTCGTCGTCGGTAAGTGAGTAGATGTACTTATCGGCAACGTCGCTGAGTGCGTCTGCCGCCTTCTTCATCGCCGCACGGATGAGGTCGGGTGAGGACTGCACGTCGTCAATTGAGTCAATGCAGAAGTTAAAGCCCTTCGCCTGATCAACTACAAGCGTTCTTGTGTTGTCAGAAAGAATTTCGGGTGAGGGCATATTGGAGTTCTTTGTGTAGTTGAACACGGTTACAGGACCGAGCCCGTTAATCTTTACACGGTCGCCCTGACTCTTAATCTCACCCTCGAACTCACGGTTTGAGAGCTTAACTCCAACGTAATTTTTAGCAAGCTCGTCGTAAAGTGCCTTGCTCCACACTGTAGGAATAAAGTTTGTAATAGCCATAATTATAATTTCCTTTCACTTTGTTTATTTCCACTTTTTCATGGATTCCATAATAGCCTGATAGTTTTTTTCCACCTCTGCCTTGGACATTTTCGAAACGGCTTCGGGAGTAAAGAAAGCCTCCTCATCAACCGCTGAAACGTCGGGAATTGCAGAAGATGTATTTTCTTCGTTTTTGGCGTTTGCCGTCTCTTTTTTCATCTCGCTTCTCTTAAGCCAGAGAGCAAACTGAGCGCAAATGCCCGAACCGTCCGCACAAGCTTCCCACACCTCATCAGGAATATCGTCGATATCCGTGTCGGGAAAGAGTACGGAAAATTCTTCAATTTCACGCGCAACGTTGTCACGCAGTGCTTTTTCACGGCGGAGAGCCTCAAGCTCACTTTCGCCGTCGTTCTTTGTAAGAGCTTCGATTTCATTCACGAGCTCATCTGTTTTCTTATTCATAAGAACTTCCTTTCCGAGATTAAATCTCTCATTTTTTGTCGGTCACAATGCCCGAAAGCGTGAAGGACACAACGTGCAGGTCGGAATTTGGATATGAATTCTCAAGCCTCAGCTTCAGCTTTTCAAAGCGTTTGTGACGCATTCTCATTGAAATGCTTTTTTCGGCAAGTCCCGTCCTGAAGCCGAGATGTGCGAAGTTAAGCTTTTCAAAGGAAAACCTTTTGTGACGTCCGAAGAAGGTTCCGCGTCCCGTCTCGCCGTGCTCGGATACCCACGAGAGGTCGGCGAGAGTGGCAAAGCCGGGCACTATCTCAAGACTTGCACGGTGAAGGTTTTTAATTCCCTCGGCAAGCTCAAGGTAGGGCGTTGACCAGAAGGCGGATACCGTCACCCCGTCGTCGCTGTCGCTCTCAAACAGGGCACAAAGTGAACCGTCACGTCTTAAGAACATCCGTCTGCCATCGGGCATATTTCCGAAAGACACGGCGGAAATTCCGCACCACAGGTAAAAGACGTCAAGCCTGTAGTTGTAGACGTAAATCTCGTCACCCGAGCTTATGAGAAGCTCGTCGGATACCTCGCTGTCAAAAAGACGTGCATCCTTCAGACTCCATTCGCCAAGCCCTGATTTGATACGTGCTCCGATATCCTCGGCATATCGCTCGTCTCTTACCGATGAGGACCTCCACCTCCAGAGAGTGCCGCGGTCAAGCGTTACGGGAAAGTTATCTATTACCGCAACGCTCGCAGACTGGCTGCCGACAGTATCCGACAGAGGACGCTGTGGGAATATCTCGTATTCAAGCCCCTCGCCCGACACTGTTTCCATATAGGAATAGAACGTCTCTCCCCGACAGAATATCATCAGTCGGTCATAATGACGCACGACACTTGTGACGCAGGTTCTCGTGCCCGTTCTGTTAAAATTGTTTTCAGGAAAATATTCCATTCCCGATATACCCGAATGTACTCCCGAGTATCTTATAAGGTCGGGACTCGCCTCGTCTCCCCAGAGAAAAACACGGGTGTCGTTTTCACCGCCGAACAGAAGTGCATGATGCATTCTGTGAACCTCACCCTCACGTGAGTCAGACTTCGTAAAGCCTACCTCAATTCCGTCAATCACCGAATAATTTTTATACGAGTCGGGGAGTGTAACGGTCCCCGCTTCAAGATTTGCGGTGTATTGCGAAATTGCAGTGTCTCCAGCTTTAACGTAGTCAACGCTGTCAAGGTTTTTCACGGAAAGGGTCAGAGTCGTTGAGGTTGAATTCATTGTAAACGTCTGACGCATAGCGCCTGTGAGAAGATTTTTTTCTTCAAAGGGAACCCCCGCCCCATCGGGCGTTGTGGAGACCGCCACGAGTGGGCGGTAGGGCTCAAGCGTTGAGAATTTATCACTCTCCAGCACCTTAATTTTTGTGCCGTCGAGAACGTAGAGTCTATCGGAGAAGCGGAGAAAATCAACCTGTCCGCTCGTGCTCTCAAGCTCTCCTACGCATTTAACCTCGCCGTCACAGTATTCAAAAACGTCTTTGTCAACAACGAATACACACACATCACGTCCCCAAAGCTCTCCGCACCACAGCCCCCTGCCCTCGCCAAAGTGTCGGTCGAGAACTGAGTAGCCGAGCCTTTTTTTAAGCTGTAAGGCTTCGGTTACGGTGAAATTAACCATTTCAGGGCTTTCCCCCGACAAAAGAGTTCGGGTATTACTTTTGTTGTAATTAATCCCGAGAAATTTGTCGCAGGAAAAATTAAAACGCTGTGACATATAATCCCTCCTAACGGTACACGTCGGTAATGCTCGAGTGACGGGCACATCTGAACGAGGTGATGAGATTTGCCTCCGCCGACTCAAACATTCGTCTGTAATACTCCGAGCGTGTCATATCCTCCTCGTGAATGAGTAAAGATGCCGCAAGGTAGGGTGTGATTGAAGCCACGGCATCGTGGAGAGGTAATTCCTCATCAAGACTTTTGACCGTATCAAAAGCATAACGCCAGCTTCTCGGAGGTATACCTCTGACACACATATCATCAGCCCAGACACGTGAGAGTATGAGGTTTATAAGCTCGGGAGCATTCTTCTCGAAGTCAGCTGTATCCCCGTGAAAGGCTCCCTCGCTGTCACGCTCGTTTATGAGTGCAAGTGCTCTTTCATATACCACTCTGCCCGTCATACCCGCTCACCTCACTCTCCATTCTTCGCTTTCTGCAATCCTCGATAAGCTTATCACGTCCCGAAATATATCCCTCGGGAACACGCTCGAGATACTGCTCAAGTGTGATAAGTCCCTCCTTCAAAAGAGAGTCAAGAGTTGCAGTGCTTGCAAGCTCGCTCCAGTAGCTTGACATACCTGCCGTAACGGTACAGGAAAATACAATGTCACGGTAAACCGATAAATCAAGCATCTCACCCTTCAAAACGCCGTCCTCACGCCAGACCATCATTCTGTATCTGTCATAATAGTGCAGAATGTAATCAAGCCAGATTACGGCAAGAGACTCAACGGCAGTGTACAGAGCACGCTTCTGCACCTGCAGGGGTACTGCGGAGGACTCTTGCAGTGCCATAATCGCCGAGGTGTTGTGAGCCTCAACGTTACCGAGAGCCGCATCTGTTGCACCCATCAATTCACGTGTCAGACTAAGCGTCATATTGATGACGTCAAGGAAGCCTGACTGCATACTTCCGGGGGCAATAGTTGATGCAACCGAGTCAACAGGACCATTGACGGCAATAGCCTCGCCGACCTCGTTTGTCCACTCGTCAATCATATTGGCATTGTATACGACCTTCGAGAAGGACACGTTAATCATGTGCTTCATAACCATAGCAAAAGCCTTGTTTATGTACACCTGATTTTCAATAAGTCCGCTTGCAGCACTCGTTCCGTGATAGGAGTTTTTAGTTCTGTCCCAGTTCATCAGAACAAGCGGATAAAGGGTAAGACGGGTATCAATGTCTCCCGTTATCACGCAGTTTTTAGTGCTCTTGCGGTAGCGGATAGTTCCGTTTTCACGCCACATCTTAATAACGTAGCCTGTCTTGGTGTCCTCAAGCTCACGCTTGCCCTCGTCACCTGCTTCAAAACGGTTATCGCTGTCGGGTGCAATTCTCTCAACGTCACGAGAGTCTACTCCGTTCCGTCTCGCCTCCTCCCGAAGTCTCGATACAAGCTCACGCCCCGAAATGATAATGTAAGGCTGGCTTTGTACGTCGGGAGTGTTGACGTCGCCGAAGAATACGTTCGTTGCGTCAAGAAGCTTTGTGGAAAAGTCTCCACGGTAGTCCTGAAAGGTTTTCTTGTCGGGGTCCCACCAGACGTAGAGGAACATATCTCCCGACAGTGCGGCGTCCTTCACTCCGTCATAGAGGAGTGTTGTAACGTCGTCCTTTTCAAAACGGTAGTTAAGATAAGAGGTAAGACTTGCGCAAGCCTTTTCAAGACCCTCACGCACCTCCCTCTTACAGATAGCGCCCGCACCCTCGGCGTCTATCTTGAAGGTAATTTTTGAGGACATAAGATTTGATACGAAGTAGCTCACAACTCGCTTGAAGATATTGAACACGGGTGTCGGAAGACCTCCGCTTCTCACTCCGTTCCACTGGTCTCCTCTCCAGAAGCGTTCGTTCTTATCAACCGTCTCGTAAAAGCCGAGTGCTCGGTTATAGTCACGCCCCTTTTCAAGGAGTGTCCAGTCCTCAGACACGTTTTTCTGATTACTTCTTGTCATATCTCACACCTCCCTCCGAGTGGTCGTAATTGACAATCCCTTGCCAACCGTCGCTCTCACCCTTCTTTTTTTCGCTGCCCTTCGCTTTGCCAAGGGTATATGCAAGCCATATTCCAAAGCCAAACAGAGCAGCCGCTGTTAAT